TACGATGACTGTATCCTGCCACGTTGGCGGCGCGGGTAATCGCCTGCAGAACACCAAACGCGGTACCGTCATCCTCCACCGCCAGTGCGGCGATAGCACCCGGCAGCAGACGAGTATTGAGGCTGTTGGAATCGAAGATCTGCCGCAGTGCCTGCTCGCTACGATCGATCTTGGTATCAGCTGCCTTCTGCAACTGCGCCCGAATCGTAACATCGACAAACTTGATCGCCTTATCGATCGAACTATCAAACTGCCGCAGGAAGTCCTCCATCGTATCGAACTTGAAGACGTCCAAGCGATCCTTGCAGATCATACCATTGAGGCAAACCAGACGCTCAACGTAGGGTTCAAGCTGCGGCGGGCGTGCCAGCAGTTCCGAATAGAGGCAACGCAGGCCGCCCTCGGTGATGTCGCCCACCTTGGGCTTCATCGTCACCTTGTCGCCCACCACCGTGATATCGACGTGCGGTCCGAATTCGTACAGGTTGGCCTTGCGCACCTGCCCAACGCCATCGAGGAGTCGCTCGACAATCTGCTCACCATTGATCCGCTTACTGCCGACCGGCTGCGAACCGATCGCCTTGCTGTTCTTGAACACCAGTTCCTTCTCGCTCTTGACCTTCTTGAACTGATGATCGACGATATACTGCGCCAACGGCAGATCCGCGGTCGCCAGAAATGACTTGGGAGCGTTGAGGTAATGGGCGATAACATCCAACGACTGCGGCGTAGTAAAATCATCAATCAACACGGAATCGCGAGATGAACCGATCAACTTGATATCTTTCACCTTGCTAACCTTGATCGATGCGTCGCGCGCAACCACTGTCGCCAGCAGCGCATCGGCCGTCATATCCTGGTAAGTGGTAAGAGGACGTAACATCTTTAATCTCCTATCTGCTCGCATTTTTACGAACAAATATTTTATAGACGTTTTATCTTACAACTGCAAGCATTACTTCGCCAAAGGCAATACTTCTTTCTTAATCATAGCAATAACCGATCTGAATCCTTTAGTAGTATCATTCTCATCAGCTAACTTACTCTGTATTTCTTGCTGAAGACCTTTGGTGAGTTTTGGATCGATTACATAAGAGTAACCCTGCCCTATAACGGGCTTCTCTCTTCCCTTCGCCATAGGTACCAGATTTTTATTTTCATTTCCATCCCAAACAGCACCATGGATATCGGCCCATACACCAAGACAACAAAACTTGGTACCGTCATTTGAAACCAGTTTCTCTTTGCCTTTTCTATACCGACCGGAACCAAGAACGCGAATCCACTTCAGTACATCCTTGCGCAACAATTTTGCCACTTGATTATCTCCTTACAATTAAACTAGCTCAATAATTTCCTTGCCAACAGCGGCCGTTCGTTCGTCTACTCCCAATCTACTTACAAAGCTTTGTAGATATTCTGTATCCGATTTACGGCTACTGTTTACGATACTCTGGCGCTTTCCACTATCATACGCAACAATTGGAACGATGGCGTAAACTACAAAATTTCTTTTTGTAGCCCACTGCTCCACCAACTCTCGAATCTTCGCCCATTCAGCAACATGTTCCATCTGCAAGTTTACTTGCATCTTTACAATATCACCTTCTCTAGCATCAGGATGGTGAAATACAATGTCATCTTCAGTGTTGCCCCAATCCACTTTGATAAGACGTTTTTGCTGCCCATAAACCTTGATTGACTTTACTTTCAAATCATCGAGCAACAATACTCGCGGTTGATAAGAATCGCCAAAATCGCAAAGCGTGGGCGAACCAACATAAGTTATACAATCAAATGTCTGAGGTTCGTGGACATCGCCACTAACCACAAAGTTTTCACCAAAGATTGTAGGAGGAATACCAGACAAGGCATGTCCATTAGCTGCGTTTACGCCTGTAAATATGTTGTGAGCAAACACGTAGTCATAATTCGACTTTAAATCTAAGTGTGCCCATTCTTTCTTGTAGTCTCGGGTATGAGGCAAATACAAACAATTGGCTCTGACGGTGGGGACTGATATCCAACTTACGTTGTCAAAACAACTTACAAATTCAAAGAACGGATGAGCATTGTGCAGAAAATCGTGATTACCTTGTAGAATGATGATCTCGCATACTTGAGATAGATTGCTAAAACAATTTACTATTTCATTTACTAACGGAGCAGGATGAGCGTCCTTGGCTTCGGTAATGTCCCCCAATACCAAAAGCTGATCAACTTTGTATTTGTTGACCAGCTCTGGTAATGTCTTAACAACGAAATCCAGACGGTACCTATCACGAGCACCGTCTGCCAGTTGCCAATCACTCGTCACGATCCGTCGCAATTTACTTCTTAGCCTTTATGCGCACGTAATCGCCTTGCGGCTGATTACCTTCTTTATCAACAAGATATTCTACCGGAACAGTAAAGAAACCTTCCTCATACCCAACGCATGTACAAGGAATTGTCTCAACGCCAAGATACATCATATCATCGCGGTCAAGGCCATAAGTATGGCCTACAAACTTGGTCACTTTATCGCCAGCCATAAACCACCGCGGCAGAGCACTCCAATCAACGGCGCCTTTTGTTGTTTTGAAAAAATATTCCTTGCTCATGCAGCCTCCTGCACGTTGATGTTGTTACGTGCCCCAGCTTTCACCGTGATCACATCTGTCTCTCTGGTGTTAGCTTGGATGAACTGCCGCGACAACTTTTCTCTCACAGCTTCCATGTCAAGCGTACACCGCACCGACTTGGAAATCGTCACTCGATAGAAGGTACCTTCATGTGCACCTTCGCCCAGCGCGACCAGTTGATCGCGGATAGCCTTCTTCTTGGCTTCCAATTCCGCAATCTGCGCACTGAGCAGTCCGAAGTCGTCGATTAAAGTTGCTGTGCTGCTCATAATTCAACCCCTCCGCTTCGCGAGCATAGCACGCAACTTGTTCATACCGCTTTCAAACGCCTCAAGTTCCCGTTCGGCCTCTTTTTCATCGCAACTATCCTCGAATACTGCGGGAGCATCAGCGGCTCCCGCAACGCCAAGAATGGCATCGATTTCGCGCGCTGTCAGGTAAATGCGTTTTGCCACGATCAGAGCTCCCCATTCATGCGAGAGAGGCCCAAACACTCGCTGGCTTCATCAGAAGCCAATTAGCGAGTCTCGCGCTGGAATTCGACAACGTCTGCGACAGCTTCTTCGCGGGTAGCGAGCATCGGCCAATCAAGGCGCTTACCGTTTTCCTTGATAACCCAGCCAGAACCGGCGATGACACCAAAACTATCAACCTTAACGAATTCGATAGAAAGCTTCGCCATGATTTGTATTCCCCTTTGTTGCCTGCATACGGTAATTATGATATAGACGGCTGTCTATACAATTGCAAGCATTATTTTGAAACAACAAAAGGAATTTTTATCAGTTCATCAAATCGTACCATATTCATGGTATAAGATTTGATGCGCACCATCTTGCGCGGGACCTTCAGGTAGGAAATACCGAGATCTGTTGTGGTAAAGATAACAGGATAGTGGTTCTGCTTAAATATCAGTACGGGAGTCTTCTGATATTTGGTAGCTTCGACACAGGTCTTTAGCCAGATAGCTAGTAAATTACCGTTGCCCTTGAGCAGACCATCCAGTGAAATATCCTTGAGGAACTTTAGTTCCATATACAAGACGTCGGTTAGTATATGTCCCTCAGGGGCTACAGCTGTAATGTCTCCAGCCTGTCTAACCGCGCCTTTCGCAATGGTAGCTCGACCGCCGCTCATTGCACTTCTCCAGTAGAGATCTACCTTTTCTCCTTTGGAGACCCACAGGCTGAGGGCTTTACAAATGTCTCTCTCGAACCCCGAGCCTTTCTGCTTGCCATTGACGGCCACTTAATCCCGCTTTCTGGTCCCAATCAAGTCCCAACATTCCTGCTTGGCAATTTCTTTGGCTTCGTCCAACAGAGCAGCCAACTCTTCCTTATCTCCTACTTCAAATGAGATTTCAACAGCGGCGTGCTTCGGTTCAAACTGGCGCTCTTGAATGGTCTTTGAATAAGTAACTTTACCTGCGGTGAGAGGCATGATCATTTATCCTTTGCAGGAGCTAAGGCTTTTCCTACCCAATCACTGATGCTCGACGGTAGCCACCACAATGACACGCTGGACGGCACTGTACCATTCCACTTGTTAGCTACCGTGCGCGTGCCTTCAGCTGTTGCCAGCGCCTGTAGCGTTGCGGTATGCGGAGCCAAAGCCTGTGCTACGGCGAGATCCTGCGTTGAAATGTACCTACGATCGATCGATGCTTGTACCGCTTTGTCAAATTCAAAGGTGTCAGCCCACCCGATGAAATCGAGCGTGATACCGACAGACGTCATGTAGGCTTCAACTTTCTTCTGGATATCGCCCATGATCGTCGCGGCTTGTTTATTATCTTCATCAAGCGTTCGCGACGACACCATATCACAAACCAAAGCTTGCACGCGTGATCTGACCGGTCCATCCATCACTTGCGCCAATGATTTCCCATAGTAAACCGACGTAAAGATTACCTCTGGTGCAGTTCTGTCTCCTGTTGGTGGGTTGACACCAAACCTAAACAGAAACTTAGCTGCATTTTCTTCAAATACCGACGCACCGATAGCGATACCAACCGTGATGTCCAATCCTTCAGATGATTGACAAGGAAAGGATTGATCGGTCTTGTCGGTGCCGCGATGCGGCTGCTTGACCCATTCCCGCGATACTGGAGTACGATCCACGATAATCAGGCGGCCAGCAGGCACATAAAAGTTCGACCATACACCCGAATTGGGCAGTTTGGTGTGCGGCACTTCAAAGCGCTTCGCTGCAATCTTCTTTTCAGACAAGTAAGCTTCCGAGCCGAATGATGCTTGCGATGACTTGTTATCGCCCACGTCAGGTACAAAAAATGCACTTTCATTGGGCAATACAAAGTAGTTTTCGGAATAATCCGACTTATCGTAGTAGGCTGAAGCCTTATGCGGAACAAATACAAATATCAGAAACAAAGCCAACAAACTGATAATCATCTTCTTTACTGGTTTGAACCAAATCAGAACAATACTAGCCAAGGCTACAGCTGTAATGAATATACTAATACCACTGTAACCTCTAAACAGAGCTTGCGTGATTAGATAGGATTGATCAGAAGCTTCAAATTGCCGCCCTGCATTTTGCCCAAGAAAGAGCGTAGCTGGAGTATTTACTAGTAGATTAACTACGGTGGCAATCAATACAATCAAAATAGTAGAAATAAAACGGCCGAACATTATCAAATCTCCTTTGAGTATTTACTTTCAACAGGTAAGAATTTACGTTCTACTTCCCACCAATGTTCTTCTACCATACGCTGCAAATCTACTAGTGGAAGCTTCTTGTCTACAATTTCACCTGTTACAGTCTTCAGATATTCAGCACAGGCTTTCCAGTCATGAATACCATAACCAAACAAAATGGGAAATTCGCATTCGCGATAAGGTAAACCTATCTTGTTTTTATCAATCTGTGCTCTAACCTTAACACCTGTCACTCGCTTTATGTTGGAAATTGTTTTATCAAGTTTACCAAGCTGGCTCAGAAATAAAACTTGACTGGCGTAAAAATCCAAAGCACGCCCACCGGATCTTGCCGTCTTTCTACCAAAAGTAACACCGATATTGTCGCGAACTTGAGATACGATAAATACAGTAACATCTTTGTGCGCCAGATCACGAACCAATCTCCTCAACATTTGGGAAAGCATCTTGGCCTTCCCCATTCCGTAAGATCCTTCATCGATATTACGATCCATTTCAGCGCGATCAGATAACGAATCTAACGAATCGAGAATATAAATCTCAGGGCCCTTAGCGCCCTTTAATACCTTTTCCAAGTCTTCAAAGATATCTTCAATCGTATCGACAGGCTCGCCAAAGTCAACTCGATCCACTGGAAAGCCCAATGCGGCAGCGTAACTGTTGTCAAAGGCAGATTCAGCTTCACGATATCTGATCTTACCTTTAGGTTCGATCTGCGCAAAATTGGCGGCAGCTTCTATACAAATCAGTGTTTTTCCAACGGCCTTATCGCCTACTATATTGGCGATACGCCGTCGTGCCCAACCACCGCCTAATGCAAGATCAAGCAGCTTGCATCCGGAAGGTATAAAAGAAACATCAGTTTTTGGACTGCCAAAATACTGTCCGCCACCATTCTTAGCTGGAGGCTTGTCTTCTTCTGGCTTCACTCTTGTCATATTCTTCTAACATTTCTTGATTTTGTATTGGACCAACATAATCTGCCTGACACAAGGATGGAAAATCACCACAATAACCCCATCTTACCCAATGACCTTTTTCAGTAGGTCCATTTTCTTCATTGTTGACCCACTCGGCAACTTCGAACACTCTATCTTGCTTACCATGCCAAGATCTAAGTATATGCCATTTCAAATGCTTGTATTGATCTGGCACGTAGCAAGACATCATTACAATTCCTTAGGCTTGCCGGGGCAACTTACGAGATGTTAAACCTAGCGCCTGCAGGCTTATGACCCGTTGCTCCAGTCGCTTTGCTCTCTGAACGCCTCAGAACTAAAGCTAACCAGCGGTTTATCCCCGCAGAGCTGCACGTCCGGTACAGCCGTGAAACATCTACCTAACTTGTCAAATGTTATCTGGACCTGATCCATGGTGAGGCACTGGCCGCCCAGGATCATCTTTTCTCTTAATAACCGACAACGAACCACGAATCAAAGCGATCAAGTCTTCACGTAATTCTTCCATTACGTCATCATCGATACCATTAAAGCATCCACGATCGGAAAGATTGTATTCAATCTTACCCCACAGTTCTTCTTCGTCAGTTAACTTGAGTGTTCCACCCATTATCGCACCCTTGTAGAGGACGCTCGTCCAGCGCTTCGGCGCACCGGTTGCTCCTCTTCCTCATCTTCTTCCTCGACGACGCGTGCTCGCCCGGTTCTCACGGGCTCAGCTGCGGTCTTGCGCGAACGGGGGGTAACTTCCTCCGCTTCCTCGTCTACTTCTTCATCTTCAGGTTCAACTTTACGAGCACGCCGCGGAGCAGGTGTTTCTTCTTCCTCTTCTTCTACCACGCGACTGCGAGCCGAACGCCGAGGCTGTTCAACTTCCTCTTCTTCAACATTCCTCGTCTTTTTTGTAGTGGTATGAGGATGACGAATTTGTTCCTCCTCTGATTCAGGATCTAATTCTTGATCACGACGAGGTCCTCGCTTCTTGGTATCAAAAGGCACCTCTTCTTCGTCCTTATCCAGAGCTTCGTCCTTGGCCGCAACAGTGCCTGACAATACGCCTTTCAGGTAATCGTAATCGTAGTAGTTAAGGGTATCGGGGATCGGATTTTCCTTGATATAGTCGAGGATTTCGTCCTGCACCTTTTCGCTATCGTGGATCGGACTGTCGTCTCGCGCTACCGCATAACCGTAATACTTGGTACGCAAGGCGGTTCCGGTCCGCTTAAAGTTGACATCAAATCCCTTATCGGGATGGTCGATCATCAGGATTTCGCCCGAGCGCTCGTTGACACAAAGGCTGACGATATCGCGATCCTGACTCCATGACGTATCGTAAATCAAGGGCTTTTCGGGGTCGTCTGCATCCCGATCGATAATCCACGAAATAACCCGCTCCGCCACGGTCAGCGCGGTCGCTTCTTCGGACTCCCCGGCATCCTTGGCTTCTTTCTGCGCTTCGCAGATCGGGCAGGGCTTATTCAGCATCTTGCGCGGGCAAAGATAAGTCGCGTTGTCAGGGCCGATGCCTCGATGCACAAAGGCGGTGTACCCATAATGATCCGCATCGTCCCAAGTGGGCGGCAGATAACGAATCAGGTTATCGCCCTGATGAGGACGGAAGGTATCAAAGCCCTGCTTGAAAATCGAATCAAATCGGCTCGATTTACGCGTCGCTCGACCTTTTACTTGATCGGCGGTGCGGGGCTTATATACAAATCCAGATTTCTTGCTCTTTAACGCCATCTAACTAAACTCCATCTTTTCTAGGTTTGTCAAAATTCGAGAAGAATTTACTATGATAATTCATCTTAGCTTGAAACCATGCAGTGCTACATACCAATACAAATAAGTATCCATATACCAGGGCTACAAACAGTAGAATCACCTTATCGAGGAATTCTTGTATCACTAGGGACTCACTCGTTTACGCCGACTAGCCAGCTCTTCCTTTACATGCCTTGATTGCACATCCCGCAAGGTGGCTGCACCGGTTTTCTTGTCTTCAGTGCTACTAAAATAGTTTGCCAAATATAGATCGACTAGCTTTGACAAAGCATAGGATCTAGATTCGTAGGCTTCCTTCAGAGCGGTCCACTTGGCTGCATTGTAGCGCTGCTCAAGTAAGATATCGTTAGCCGACTTGACACGTTTATCCAGTTTCTTGTTGCTTTGGATTTGTGTTTCAGTGGTCTTTTCGCCAGAAGTTGCCGCATCTTTACGCAACTCCATATCGACTTCAGCTTCGACCTCATCCAGATCCTGCTTGGCTTCGTCGCGATTACTGATCGCAAGTGCTAGTTCTGATGCTACTTGATAAAAAAGTTTGGG